ATATTCAGCGCCAAAAATACACCTATAACCCCTATATATACAAATACACTTTATAAAAAAATTGTGTAATAAGTAGACAATTTGACCTATACCCAAGCCACAAGCCCCGCCCCTAATAGCTAAACAGGCCATTTTGCACAATGACCCAACAATGACCCAACAGTGACCTATATGCCTAAAAATTAGGCGCAATTCTGACCCATGCCAAAACCGGAAAAATAAATTAAAACTATTGTAAAAAAATGCTTTACAGCGGAAAAGTTTTGGGGGTAAAATCTAAGCTCTGATTCACTTATGACAATTTGACCTATAAAGGGCTATATAAAATGTTTGCAATCCTACATAAACCAAGCGGCAAAATTTGCGAAGTTGAAAACGGCGTATGTTATGAAGCATACGCAACGCGGGCGGCGGCATTGGCCGCCATTGCCGAAGTAGTGGCCGCTGACCCTGCCAATTATGAAGTGGTGACAATGCCCGCTGACCTTGCGCCATTCGTTGAAGCCGCGCCCGTTGCGCCTGTATTGCAAACTAAAAAAATCAGCGAATTAAAGGCCGGCGAATTCTTTAAGCGCAAGCCCGGCGCGGCTAAGGTATATATTCGCGGCGAATACGTCCGCGAGATTAAAAAATATTCTTGTGATGATTGTGGGGACGTATGGGGCGACGGCCTCCAGCTAAAAGGCAATACCATTGTTTTTATCGGCTTTACTTACTAATAGGAAAAATACACCATGAAAACCAAAATTTTAGAATCAATTGCTTTTATTGCCTTAGCCGTAACCCTTGGCCTTTTGTTTGCCCGCGCCCTGTTAGGCGCTTAATTTACTTTTAATCTAGAGGATATAAAACCATGAAAACAGTTTTTAGTAGTCATTCAGAATGTGCGCATATTTGGGCGTCACAATCACAATATGAAGGCCGCGCAAGCCGCGTATTTTTTGAAGGCGGCGTGATCTATTCATACGGGCGTCATTTTCCCGTCGCGCGCTTCGCGCCGGAATTTGGCGATATCGTTTTATTTACGAATCGGGGCTATTCATCATCTACAGGTAAGCATAAGAGCTTGATTTGCGCCGCGATCCCGTCAAAATATGCCGTTATCTATTGCGACGACGTAACCCTCGGCGCCGGCCACAATTTACCAATATGGGAAAACAAGGCCGCCCGCCTTCGCGCTGATTTTGCAATTAAAACCCGCAAGCCGTCACGCGCCAACATTGCGGCTCTATTGTTTACAAACAATAGAGCCGCGCGCGCGTATTGTGGAGCGCTCAAAATTGCCGCGCCCGAATGGACAATTGAAAGCCAAGCCGAAGCCGAAGCGATAGAATACGGCCGCGAAGCCGCCCGCGTCCGTGCCGCCAATGCCGACGCCCTTCGCAATAAGCGCGAAGCATTGGCCGCCCTTGGCGCCGTTGATCGCCTGCAACAATGGGAAAGCGGCCTAGCTTATGGATCAACTGACGGCTTTCACTTACACGCTACACGCCTTAGGATCAAAGGCGATCAAATACAAACAAGCCGGGGCGCGAATATTCCCGTCGCCGACGCCTTGGCATTGTGGCCGCTATTGGTACGCGCCAAGCGTACCGGCAAAACATTAGAGGCCGGATTGCATTCGATCAATTTGGGCGCGTATCGCTTCAATTCATTCGATGGAAATACTTTAATCGTTGGATGTCATTCGATCGCATGGGATCAATTAGAAAAAATAGCGAATCAATTAAACCTAACAGAAAAAGAGGCCGCCTAATGTTTACACCTGACGATTTTACCCGCGTAAATAATGACGCTAACGGGAACCCGCGCTATGTCGCGCATTTTCTCGCATTCACCACGCCCGACGATTTGGCCGGATATATGGGGTTAGATAAGATCACGCAAAAATACGCCCTTGCATTAGATCGCGCCAAGCCGTTAGGCGGCCGCAAATTCCACAATAAACAATTCGGGGGCGGGATCGTTTTTACAAGTTACAACACCCGCGAATTATGCGAAAAAATCAACGCTATACGCGATCAATTACAAACAGAAAAGGTTTAAAAATGAAAAAAGAATACGAAGTTCATTTGACAGTGGTAGAAGTTTATAAGGTAGAAGCCGACACCCCGGAGGAGGCTTTGGCTTTGGCCTATAGAGGCGAAGCCGGCGACGCGTGGGAGCGCAACGATATAGACAATCAAGTTTTGGAGGCATAAAAATGAATTATTCAATTATTCAATTAAGAGAAAAAGAGCGCGCCGCTTTCATTGCCGGCGATAGTGAAAAGGCCGCGATCATTGGCGATCTTATACAAACCTTTGAAGCGCTGGAAATACTGACCGAAGCGGGCGACGATTTTATTCGATATTTGCGCGCCGAATGCGACGGCGTGGAGCCAATAGATATAGAGGCCATTCAGTTTATAGAGTTTGCCGCCGCCGTATCAGAGGCGGACGATCTAATTTAAAAATTATCAGCTATAGCGCCCGGCCACGCGCCGGGCATTATGGCGGGTAATTTTGCCCGCTTATGTTTTTAATCTAGAGGATATAAAACCATGTACAAGATCAATTTTTATCTAGAATCACGCCTTGCAAAAATCAGAAAAAGCACCGCCGAGAGCGTGACCAAGTACGGCCGCGATCCGGCCGGCGCATATAAGAACGCGCTAGAATATCAGGTTAGCTATGGCCGCCCCGGATATCGCCGGTATGATAGCGCCAACAATTACAGCGAAGCGGGCGATCTACACGCCGATAATTTGGACGGCTTCAACGCGACGCCCCTGCAAGATATCGCGCCGCGTACTTATCAATATACCGGCTATTATTCGGACAATTTTCAATTCGATTTGGTCAAGCCCTATATTGTGAAGATCAAAACAAGCCGGGGCATTTTTATTTGCCCGGCCATTGCTTACGAAGAATCCGACGGCGTGACAATCTATTTTTCACGCGGCCAATTAGCCCCGAATGATCCCCAAAACTTAGAGCATGACGCGGCCGTATATGACGCGGCGCGCATTGCTGACCGGATAGCGGAGCGCGAAGCCGAAGCCGGCCGCGAAGATGATGCAAAATTCCAAGCCGAATCAGAGGCCGAAGAATTGGCGCAAGCTATCAGCGAAGCCCGGCAAACAGCGCGCGGCCTTATCGCCGCTATTAAAGCTCAACGCAAGGCCGGCATTGATTTGGCCGGGGCTATATGCGACGCGCTGACGGATAAGCTCAGGGAATACAGGCGCGAGATTATCAAGGCGCGAGAGCGCCGCGACGCCTTGGCCGCTAATTTTTGGCTATCAGTAGAGGGGCGCTAATAATTTGAATAATTAAACCATTGCCGGCCATTGTGCGGGCTTTTCTGTTTTCTTAATAGCTAGAGGCCGGCGGGTATCGTCGCGCCCCTCTAGCGGGCTATTGTCGCAAGTATCGGGCGGGCTTATGGCTTGCGGGTTACTTGCGAGAGTATCGCCCGCACTATTTAAAAACGGGTGCTATTCGGGCAAGGGCATTGTGCGCCCCTGCATAGCTCTTTAAAAACTTGCGCCCTGTTTGCGTATAAACAAACCCGCAAACCCTTATAGAATAAGGCTTGTAGGGTTTTTGGGGTATTATGTCAAACGGCTAAATGCGAATGATTCTCATTTTTATTCGCCTAAATGAGAATCATTCTCATTTAACCCTAAAAAATCGGATTTTCAGGCTTTTCTGTAAAAAAGGTGGGGCTACTCGTTGTCCCTAGTGACAACACTTGCCTAGGCAAGCCACGGAATACGCCTATGCTTCGCCCCATAAATAGAGGATACAACTCTTTACTTGTGGCTTCCACCACCTAGCTTTCCGTTTTCACGAACCGCTTTAGTTTTTTCGGGCGAAGATACTTTTCCACCTTTGCTGCCTAATGCTTTGGCTGCGGTATGTAAATTGCCGCTATATTTGATAGCGCCTGAATCATTGCGTGTTGGTGTACTCATAGTATTTCCTCAGTTGTATTCTCAGCTAAGCGCTTAGCTGGGGGCTTACCGCCTAGTTTGCCATTACTAATGGCAGCTAAGCGCTTTGCTTCAGAACATACAGCGCCGCCCTTTTTACCACGCTCTCTTTGTATTGGGATCATACGCTGACGTTCCTCGTCTGTCCACTTGAATCCATTGCGACCCGCGCCGCCTTTAGTAAGATTTACCAAAGGATGCCCCATATCTTTAAAGCACTCAATCAGTAATTTTTCATGGCTTTCTGCTTCTTCTTTAGTATCCCATGAAGCAACCATTTCAGCAGCCCAATCTCGATTGGCTATTGCTTCATGCCATTTAGGTTGATGATTACGTTGTTTGCTTGTCATGCGGGATAAATTCTTACTCATGCCAACATAAAACACTTGGCCAGTATCAGAATATCTATGGACGTATGTGAAATTCATCAAGCGCTCCGCTTCATGTCTAGTACCACTGCCTTTGGTTCAGGCGGCGCCTCAATCATACGGCGCAGCTCTGACTTGCTATGCTCCTTGGCTACATCAGGATCAGCAAAGATACGCTTCTTGTTTGGCTGGTCAGCAGATGCAATGCGGCCACAATCTACCCAGCCTGCTTCTTTAAGTGCATGAAGCAAAGCGCTTTGGGGTACTTTGCTGCGACCAAGGCCAGTAAGATCCGCGATGCGGTCACATACATGATGGAATGGGCTGCCGATTACGCCTCTAGCAAACTCACCAGTGCGATGACGAATCATCTCAACAATAGTGGACTCAAGGCTACTCATGCCAGACTCTAATAAGTTCTGCTTGAACTCTGTCATCGCTGGCGCAGCACCCGGATTGAACTTAGATACATCCCTTGCGTACAACCATGCAGCGATATTCTCAAAGTTACCTTGACGATACCAGTTGTACAACGCTAGACCAGAGCCGGGCTTGATACGCTCCATTGGCAATGCTTCAGAGTGTATGCAAAACCAACGGCGATCTTGTGATGACAAGCTAATTGGAATCTGCTCATTAGAGAATGCCAGCACAAACAAACGATTGGCCATCTTGTATGGATCTTTGCCCTTACGATTGATGTCCAGCATATCAGGCGGCGCTGCAATGATAGGCTTGAGTTTGTTAGCCAATGCCCTACGCGCTGAGGAATCTGGCTCTTTCAATTCGTTAAGTACCAATACCTCAGCTTCAAGGTGATAGGTAAAGTTTGATTGCAGCTTGTCACTATCCACAATGGATAGGTTTTTAGAGTCATCGCCGCAGATTGACCAAATAAACGGCATCCACATCAAATCCTTGCCGCAACCTTCATCGCCAACGTGTAGTACAGCGTGGTTGATTTTGATTCTAGGGTTCTGCAACTTGAATGCCATCATATCCCAGACATGATTGCGTTCAGACTCATTCGGAACCAAGTGTTCACAATGCGCTAACCAAGGAGTAATGTCGCCGCCTTGCGAGTTAATAGTAGGACGGCCATCAGTCCAGCGATTACCAAATAAACTACCGCTGCTATATACCACTGCCGTATCTCCGGCTGCGTAAGTCAATCCAGTCAATACCTTAGAATCGTGGGCTTGCCGGTTTTCGTCATAGCAAACAGAAGATTCGATCTTACGACCGGTGTGAATAGATTTGCAAGAAATGTGACGATAGATAGCGTTAAAGGTAGCGCGCCCAATATCATTTCGTTCGATCAGATCGTAGTAAGAATCATCTGATTGGATGTATGCGAACCGATCGAACCATTCTTCCTTTTCTATCCGCCCAAGCTCCTTACGCTCAACTTCTGCAATCATCCTTTCAGGTGTTAGCTCAAACATCTTTGAAGGTGTGATCTTATCCAATGCCTTAACGAACGCATTGGTCAGCAGCTCTGGGCGAACGCCCGGCTCATGCTTGGCAGCGCCATTCTCATGCGCCCAATCTAAATACTCGCGTGAGCTAAAGCCAGCGCAATGCTCATGGTAGCAGCAATAAGCGCGGTTAACTGGATGATAGCGACCCATTGGATTGCCATCACTATGCTCTGCTGAATTAGGGCAGATTACACCATACCAACCAGATTGATTGGCTGACTCTAGGAGCATTCCATTATCGCTAATCCACTGCAAAATGTCATCGTCACCGTCATCCTTGAGATGAATGGTGCGAACTGACGCAGTATCGGCAGCTTCAGGATTAACGCCCAAAGCATCGCAAATTTGAGATAACGTAAACTCGCGATCACGATGGAATTCAATTAATGTAGAAGCGAAATGCTCTCTGCCGGGCTTCAGATTAGTAGAGCCGGGCAAACGAAAGTTACGCACTGCATTGATCGCGCCGCCATCAGTAAAGCCAGCATCAGCAATAGCCTTGATTGCAGCAGTGAAATCACCTTTGGTTGGAGCTGATTCGCAATCGAATACATAACCCCACTGGTAATTGCCGGGCGATGTTTCCATGATCCATGTAGGCTCAATGGTAGGACGTTTGGATTTAGTGCCGATGTCATCTAAAACCATGACAAGGACGTATTCGCAATTGGCAGCCGAAGCAGAGATTTTGCCGTCTTTAAAACGATCCAAAATGAAGGATCCAGTATTTCCATACCATGCGCCTTGTGGCTTATAGCGCTCAGGCAAGAAGGCTGGCCATGTGTATTTGAGAGTGCCGTCGTTGTGCATAGCTTGGTTGCCATCAACGATTACGGGCTTTTGACGTACTACTAACAGCGTTTCCCCTTCTGGGGCAAGTTTCGTTAAATACTCAACGAATTCAATATTTGATATACTTTGCGCAGTCATGCAAATCCTCTAGTTTGTTTTGATTAAAAAGGGGTGAATCTTTATAGGGTTCATCCCTTTTGCTTTTATTGGACGATCAGTTTACTACTTCCCATACCGAGTTGATATTTTTATCTCTACATCTAGGGGCAAACCCTCA